ATACTTCCTATTGATACATATAAGAAAGATTTAGACAGCATTATTAAGAGGAAATTAAGTTATGATTGGAATAATCTACGAACAGATATTAAAACTTTCGGGCTCAGACACAGTACCCTTTCGGCTCAGATGCCGTCAGAAAGTAGCTCAGTTGTATCAAATGCAACGAACGGTGTTGAACCGCCTAGGGATTACCTATCTGTTAAGAAAAGTAAAAAAGGAACGCTCAAACAAATAGTTCCTGATTACAATAGACTAAAGAATTTCTATACACTATTATGGGATATGCCTAGTAACGAAGGATATATTAATGTAATAGCTGTAATGCAAAAGTATTTTGACCAGGCAATTAGTGGTAACTGGAGTTACAATCCAGAAAACTACAAAGACAATGAAGTACCCACATCTGTTATGGCAAATGATTTACTAACAACATACAAATTAGGATGGAAAACATCTTACTATCAGAACACATATGACGCTAAGGCAGATGTAGATGAACCTACACATACACTTGGTTGGCATGATAATGTAGAAGAAGAATCAAAGGAGATTGTATTAGATGACCAAGAAGAATGTGAAGCCTGCGCCATCTAAATACTTCCACGAAGTAATGAAAGAAGAACAAGAGCTGTTGAAGTTGAGTTATGAGGAGTCAGTAAGACAAAAAGAAGAACGAACAAATAGAGAGAAAAAAAATGACAAAAGTATTTAATACAAAAAAAGTAGATTGGTTAAAACAACCAATGTTTTTTGGTGAAGAACCAAACACTCAACGATTTGACCAACAGAAGTATCCTGTATTTGAAAAGTTAAATCAACAACAGTTAGGTTTCTTCTGGAGACCTGAAGAGGTATCATTACAAAAAGATAGAAACGATTATCACTTATTGTCAGCAGACCAAAAACATATCTTTACATCTAATCTAAAGTATCAAACATTATTAGATAGTGTACAAGGTCGTGGACCATGTCTAGCATTTCTACCTTTCTGTAGTTTACCTGAATTAGAATCTATGTTAGTTGCATGGGACTTTAGTGAAACAATACATAGTCGCTCTTACACTTACATAATGAAAAATGTTTACCCAGACCCAACAGCAGTATTAGATACGATTGTTGAAACGCCAGAAATTATGGCAAGAGCAGAAACCGTAACCGAATCGTATGATAAGTTTATAGAGTATGCTCATAGATTTCACATGATGGGAGAAGGTAACAGAAAAGAATTAAAAAGATTATTATACCTAACACTTATCAATGTTAATATACTAGAAGGTATTAGATTTTATGTTTCATTTGCTTGCTCGTTTGCTTTTGGTGAATTGAAACTCATGGAAGGTAGTGCTAAGATTATATCTCTTATTGCAAGAGATGAAAATTTACATCTAGCAGTATCACAAAACATTATAAATAACTATCGTAATAAAGAGAACGATAAAGAAATGTTACAAATCATAAAAGAAAGTGAACAAGAAGTTTATGATATGTACGATATAGCAGTTCAACAAGAAAAACAATGGGCAAAGTATTTGTTTAGAGATGGTTCTATGATAGGATTAAACGATATTCTATTGAATCAATATGTTGAATATATGGCAAACAAAAGAATGAAAGCAATAGGCTTAAAAGTTCAATACGACCAACCACAGACGAACAACCCTTTACCATGGACACAACATTGGTTAAATAGTCGTGGCTTGCAAAATGCACCACAAGAAACAGAAATAGAAAGTTATGTAGTTGGTGGCATTAAACAAGATGTCGAAACAGATAGTTTTAAAGGATTTAAATTATGAGTAACCCAAACTTAAAAACGGTATGTGATGGTTGTAGTGCAAACTACATTGTTAAACATGACCTACCTGAAGATTACATAGAACAGTATTGCCCATTTTGTGGCGAAGAACATGAAGAAGTAGAAGAACAGATTATTGATTATGATGAAGATAAGGACTAGTTGTTGGTTATATCAAGGTAAATCAGTTGAAGAACTTCCTAGTGATTGTGAAGCGTTTGTATATTTGATAACAAATCTTACTGATGATAAGAAGTATGTAGGTAAGAAGTTAGCAAAATTTAAAACTACCAAGAAGCCACTCAAAGGTAGAAAGAATAAAAGACGAGGTACAAAAGAAAGTGATTGGAGAACCTATTGGGGATCTTCTGAGAAACTGATTGACGAAGTAAGTAGACTAGGTGAAGATAGATTTACCAGAGAAATATTATACTACTGCCCTAGTCGAGGGGTCGCAAGTTATCTAGAAGCAAAAGAACAGTTTGAGCGAAAGGTGCTTGAATCAGCTGAATACTATAATGGTATTATAAATGTTCGCATTGGTAGTTCTGAAATTTTACGAAAATCGCTGAAGAAATTATCAAAAATCAAATTTGTCTAAATATGAATAGGTGCAACCCGATAGGGGCGTATCTAAATCCGAAATTTGATTTGATATCTCAAACTTCACAATTTGGCGTGAGTAATGGCACAGGTAAAACTATTTGTAACTAAAATTTTAAAAATCTTTAAGAGAAATCCCTATCGTCCAGAGAGGCATTACTTTAGAGGTCGCAAAATAGAACAAAAATAGAACAAAACTAGTCATTATTCACAGCTAATACTATCAAAAAGTGTTGTATTTTTACAACAATATCAATTAAATCCCCACAATCGTATAAGTCATTGATTTTATTGACTTTTAATATTCATTTTTATGAAGAAAGTGCTTGCAATTAAGCCAGAATAGTGTATAGTATAAGAATAATAACAAAACAAAAAGGATTATACATTATGACTATACAAAATATATACGACAAATTTTCGACTTTAACAACTTCTTCTGATAAATTAGTTTATCTTCAAGAATTAGAAACTTTAACTTTAATGAAAGTTATTAAGTTTGACTTAAACTTTTCTTCTATCGAAGAATCAATTATGAACGAAGCCTAGATGTTGACTTCGTTTATAATACTAATGATTACTATGTTGATGTTTATATTTTTAATTACGAAAGTACTTTAATTATGAAACAGAAATTAATTATGAAAAACGAACCAGTTTATGTTCGTACAATTTATGTTGTGCTATTTTTTATTGCAATAACAGTTATGTTCATCTACGGTGCACATTTAACAAATGAGATGCTTGCATCTCAAATAGTCTAGGAGATTATATTATGATTACTTACTTACAATTTATTGAAGATTTACAAGAAATAAAGAAAAAATTAAACTTTAAGAATACAGATATTCTTGATGAAGCAATTGCTAAATATCAAGCGATTGTTGACGAAAACGAACAACAGGAGAACGTTTAATGTTTCATATAGTTTATTCTAGACATTACTGGAACCATGACGAACAAGGACAATTTACAAATACTCATACTATAATGAGAAATGTACCTTATGATAATTTACATAAACATTCATCTGCTTTAGAAGGTTACAAAATAACTGCTGATAAACAAGCTGAAGAATATGCTGAAGAAAAAAACATATCAACTGAAAACTTCTTTAGTTCAGAATGTTATCTTGTAGATGATGAAGAATATTTCAAGACTTATCAAGATGAATATTCTGATAGTTACCAAGGTTCACCGGGTTTAATTCCTACCGAAGAAGATTACTTTACTGATTATGGTCAAAAAAATAATTTCATGTTAGTACATGATTTCAATAAAGATTATACTTGGTTCGGTAAAGACTTCACCCAAGAACAAATTGACCAAGCCTATGAAGATAGAGATAATAAAAATATCAAGGAAATCGTTGATTCCTATGCTGCTTGACAAAATCACAAAAATATCGTATAATAGATTATAAAACACAAAAACAGGAGAGATTATATTATGGAAGGTTTATACAACAAAGAAAACTTATTTGCCGAATTTGCTATGCAAAAGACTAATGCAGACAAGGTAAAGTTTTTACACGAAATGAAAGACTTAAAGAAATCACAACCACATATGTTCCGTGGCACATCAATAACACAAAAGAATTTTGACAATCTTATAGAAGAATGGTCTAAACCCCAACCTTGGGCTGAAATTAATAAATCTATCAAAGATAGAAATAGAATTATTAACTCTGTTGAAGGTGAGGATGTAAAATTATAATGGGTATGTTTTACATAAATCAAGGTAGAAGTAAAAAGAAAAAACTGCCTCTAACATCTAGTCTAAAAGCAGCAATCAAAGAACAAAGAAAGCTGCTTACTAAACTAGGTATAGACCCAGATAGAACGATTGACACAAATCAATTCAGAACATTTGAGTTTACTAAAACTAAAAATGCCGCCTTAGCTCATTCGGTAGAGCAGTTGATTTGTAATCATCAGGTGCCCAGTTCGATTCCGGGAGGCGGCACCAAACCAATTCACAATATTAAATTAGAAGTATCAAAACAATTTACAATTGCACCTGCCTATAACAAAGGTCCTAGTATGGTTATTAGTAAAAAAGATATAAAGGATATAGG